CAAGTGTGATCACGACCACCACGATGAGAATTTCATTGAGATGGCTAATCAGGTCTGCAGGGACTTGAAATGGGACGGCGGCGTTTTGTAAGACAATTTTTTAAGGATAAATCATGGCAATAGACAAAGCGCTGTACGAGGCCCCGCAAGGGTTAGACGCATTGGTGATCCCGAACGCTGAAGTGGAGATCGAGATCGAGCTCCCGGGCGATGAGGACGAGCAGCCGACAATGGCTGAAGAAGACGAGTTCGGTGAGAACCTTGCCGAGAAGATCGACGACAACACCTTGCAGACGATGGCCGCAGAACTGTATGGCCACTACGACGCCGATATTCGTAGCCGCAAGGACTGGATGGAGACCTACGTCAAAGGTCTGAAGCTGCTGGGCCTGAAGTACGAGGAGCGCAGTGAGCCGTGGTCGGGCGCGTGTGGTGTGTTCCACCCGATGATCATGGAGAGCGCGGTTAAGTTTCAGTCCGAGACCATCATGGAGACGTTCCCCGCAGCGGGTCCGGTCAAGACTGTGATCATTGGCAAGGACACCAAAGAGAAGGAAGAAGCCTCGGTCCGCGTCAAAGAGGACATGAACTACCAGCTGACGGAGAAGATGCCGGAGTACCGTCCGGAGCATGAGCGGATGCTGTTTGCCCTGTGTTTGGCGGGTAACGCGTTCAAGAAGGTGTATTTCGACCCCTCGCTCAACCGCCAAGTCTCTATGTTCGTGCCCGCTGAGGACATAGTCGTGCCCTATGGCGCGTCAGACCTTAATAGCACTCCGCGTGTAACCCACCGGATGCGCAAGACCAAGAACGAGCTCCGCAAGCTACAGGTGGCTGGGTTCTATTGCGACTGTGATCTGGGCGACCCGGTTAAAGTACTGGATGACATCGAGAAGCAAAAGGCAGAAGAACAAGGGTTCAGCGCCGAGGTAGACGACCGCTATCAGTTACTGGAGATGTGTGTTGATCTGGACTTAGAGCTATACGACTTCACGGACAAATACGCCAAAGGTATGGATGGTGTAGCCGTGCCGTACATCGTGACGATTGAAAAGGGCACCCAGAAAGTATTGGCTATCCGTCGCAACTGGCTGGAGGACGACGAGACCAAACAGAAGCGCCAGCACTTCGTGCATTACGGCTATATCCCCGGCTTTGGCTTCTACTGCTTCGGGTTGATTCACCTGATTGGTGGTCACGCCAACGCGGCTACTTCGCTGATGCGTCAACTGGTTGATGCGGGTACGCTGGCGAACCTGCCGGGTGGCTTCAAGTCTCGTGGCCTGCGTGTAAAGGGTGACGATACACCGATTGCTCCGGGCGAGTTCCGCGACGTCGATGTGCCGAGCGGCACCATGCGAGACAACATCCTGCCCCTGCCGTATAAAGAACCGAGTCAGACCCTCGTGATGCTGATGGACAAGATTGTCGCGGACGCCCAGCGGTTCGCAGCTACGGCTGATATGAAGGTGTCGGACATGTCAGCCCAAGCCCCCGTCGGGACAACTTTGGCGATTCTGGAGCGGATGCTGAAGATCATGAGCGCTGTTCAGGCTCGCATTCACTACGCGATGAAGCAGGAGTTCAAGCTCCTCAAAGACATCATCCGTGATAACACCCCCGAGGAGTACAGCTACGAGCCAGAGGTGGGTGACCGCAAGGCTAAGCGTTCGGACTACGACATGGTGGAGGTGATCCCGGTCTCTGACCCGAACGCGGCGACAATGAGCCAGAAAGTTGTGCAGTACCAAGCGGTGATGCAGCTCGCTCAGGGTGCTCCGCAGATTTATGACCTGAAGTTCCTGCACCGCCAGATGCTTGATGTGCTGGGTATCAAGAACGCCGCCAAGCTGGTGCCGACCGACGACGACCAGAAGCCGACCGATCCGGTGACGGAGAACATGAACATCCTGATGGCCAAGCCGGTAAAAGCGTTCATGTATCAGGACCATGAGGCGCACATTGCTGTACATATGGCGGCAATTCAGGACCCGAAGATTGCAGCAATCATGGGTCAGAACCCGATGGCACAGACCATCATGGCTGCAGCCGCAGCACACATTACCGAGCACGTCGCCTTCCAGTATCGTCGGGAGATCGAGAAACAGCTTGGTAGCGCCCTGCCCAACCCCGAAGAGCAGCTGCCGGAGGATATTGAAGTCGCTTTGTCACAGCTCACCGCACAGGCTGCCAGCAGGCTCCTGCAGAAAGACCAAGCCGAGGCCGCAGCACAACAGGCCGCGCAGCAGGCCCAAGACCCGCTTATCCAGATGCAGATGAAAGAGTTGGCCATCAAGGAGCAGGAGGTTCAGCTCAAAGCGCAGAAACAACAACAGGACGCGGCTTTCAGGGAGAAACAGCTGGCCGCTACATCTGCTGCCAAGGCCGACGAGCTGGCGATCAAAGAGAAAGATCAGATCATCCGCGCAGCTTCTGAGTCCGATCGTGGTGACCGGGAAGAAGCCCGGGATAAGCAGAAGATAAATCTGGAAATCAGCAAACTCTTACGTGAATCCACTAGGAACAAATAATGGACGGCATTGAACTGCTCCTCAAGCGTAACGACGAGGAGCGCAAAGCGTTAATCGAAGTCATCGTTTCAGGCGGTGTGAGTGACTTTGAGAATTACAAACACATTTGCGGGGTAATTCGGGGTCTCGACCTTGCGGATGAACATATTAGAGACCTTGCAAAAAGGATGAAAGACGATGACGACAACGACTGAGCAGGTGCCCCAAACCGCACTTGAACAGAAGTGGGCCGCAGATAGCGCAGAAGCAGAACGTAAGGCTAAGCAGTTGCCTGACCCGCAGGGATACCGAATCCTGTGCGCAATACCGGAGTTCGAGAATAAGTACGACAGCGGCATTATCAAGGCGGATATCACCTTGCAGCACGAGGAGATTCTGACCACGGTGTTGTTCGTCGTGAAACTCGGTCCGGATGCGTACAAAGACCCGGTGAAGTTCCCGACAGGACCGTGGTGTAAAGAGGGTGATTTTGTGATTGTCCGCTCCAACAGCGGCACCCGTCTGGATATCCATGGCAAAGAGTTCCGCATCATCAACGACGATACGGTCGAAGCGGTGGTCGAAGACCCCCGTGGAATCCGTCGCAAATAAGGAGTAACACATGAACCAACCCGCATTCAAGTTCCCCGACGAGATTGAGGACAAAAAGGACGAGGCGAAGGGGCCGGAAGGCGTAGAAATAGAAATCGTAGACGATACTCCGCCTGAAGATCGCGGTAGGGAGCCCCTCCCAGAGAATATCAAAAAAGAGCTGGAAGAGGATGACCTTGAGGAATATTCCGAGAAGGTCAAGAAGCGCCTCTCTCAGATGAAGAAGGTCTGGCACGACGAGCGCCGGGAGAAGGAAGCCGCCCTGCGTGAGCGTGAAGAAGCCCTGCGGTTTGCCCAAGTAAAAGACAGTGAAATCAAGAAGTTACGCGATGAACTGGGCACCGGACGTCAAACTTATTTTGACGACATGACCAAGGCGGCAGAGACTGAAATTGCTACCGCCAAAGAGAAGGTCAAACAGGCATATGAGACCGGAGACCCCAGTCTGATTGCAGATGCCCAAGAGGCTTTGACCGATGCTAAGGTCAAAATGCAAACGCTTAAATTTCAGCGTCCCCCTTTACAACCTGTAGAAAAAGATGTAGAACACACCCAACAGTACCAAGAACCCCGGCCTGTTGCCGACCCGAAAGCGGAAGCTTGGAGGTCAAAAAATACATGGTTCGGTGTTGATGAGGAGATGACTAGCCTCGCCCTTGGTCTGCACCAAAGACTAGTCCGGCAGGGTCTTGACCCGCGTAGTGATGACTACTACAGCCGTGTGGATGAAACCATGAGGAAACGGTTTCCAGAGTACTTCGACGAAGAGCCGAAGGATACCGAGGAACCCGAGACTCGACCGGCGGCAAAAGAGAAATCTGAGCCCCGCAAAGCGGCCACAGTAGTGGCTCCGGCAACGCGAAGCACCGCGCCCAAGAAAGTGCGATTGACGCAAACGCAGCTGGCGTTGGCCAAACGACTTGGCCTTACCCCTGAAGCGTACGCTCAAGAACTTATTAAACTGGAGAACTAAAATGGCTGAAAATCGAATCGCTCGTGAGTTGCAAACACGCGAAACTACGCAGCGCAAGGCGTCATGGCAACAACCTAACCTGCTCCCCACTCCTGCCCCGCAGGACGGATACGGGTTTCGTTGGATTCGGACTAGTTTGATGGGTAAAGCAGACCCCACCAATATTTCCGCAAAATTTCGTGAACACTGGGTGCCGGTGAAAGCCGAAGACCACCCGGAGATGATGATTTACGCCGATCCTGACAGTCGTTTCAAAGACAACATCGAGGTTGGCGGACTGCTGTTGTGTAAGGCCCCGAACGAGGTTATTGAGCAGCGCAATGATTTTTATGCGCAACAAGCTCAGTCCCAAATCGAGGCTGTGGACAATAGCTTTATGAAACAAAACGATGCACGGATGCCGCTGTTCAACGAGCGCCGGTCTGAAGTGCGATTTGGTAAGGGTTCCAAATAAACTTTTTAGGAGTATAAACAATGGCATATCCGACTATCTCGGCCCCCTACGGGCTGAAGCCGGTTAACCTGATCGGTGGTCAGGTTTATGCTGGGTCTACCCGTCTGATGGCAATTGCCAGCGGTGAAGGCACCTCGATTTTCTTCGGGGACGCTGTGAAACTGTCTGGTGGCTACATCACCCGTGATCCGGCTGATTCGGCAATGACGCCCGTTGGTGTTTTCATGGGCTGCACCTACACCGACCCCAACAGCAACCAGAAAGTGTTCAAGCAGTATTTCCCTGCTGGCACCGTGGCTGCTGACATC